TTAAGCTGCATCGACCGGTGCGGTCGCCGCCGGGTGCGCCTCGAACGCTTCCTTGAAAGCGGCCAGCGCGTTGCCGACGGAATGCGTATCGGCGTCCGACCGGCCACCGAACAACCTGACCACGGCACCTTCAACCTGCTCGACAGCCCAGCGAACCTTGTTCGCCAGCGAGCCATCCGGCACAGCCGTCACCACCTCTTCCGCCACGTCGATGGCCGAGGCGACGGCGGCCGGCACCTTGGCCACGCTTTCCAGCAGGGGCATAAGCGTATTCAACAGCGCCAGGACGGCGCCGACATTATCCAGCAGGGTATCGATCTTGCCGGTCATCTCCGCCAGATGGTCGAGGCCCGGCGTCTCCCCGGCAACCTTCGCGGCTTCGCTCGCCGCCACGTCCGCCGCCTGGGCAATGACACCGCCCACCTTTTCCTTGGCCGTATCGGCGGCCTTGTCGATCACATCACCCGCGATCTCGGTAACCGCCGCCTGGGCTGCGCCCGCCAGTGCGCTGACGGCAGCACCGACCACGATGCCGGTCACGGAAGTCTTGCTTTTGGTAGCCATAGTCTTTCCTTTCAGTAGTAAAAAGCGGCATGCCAGATCGCAGCCGCAACGATCAGGCCGACAAATCCGACCCAGAGAAAGATAGAGGGACGCTCAGACTGGGCGGCGCGCCTGACGCCCTTAATCGCCCGCTTCATCCTCGCCTCCCATCTTGCTGTGCAGATACTCACGGATGACATGGGCGATGAACTCGACAAACAGAACGCCGGTCAGGCCCACGATGAAACCGGCCGAATAGCCCGCCATGTCGCCCAGGCCGAAGGGCTGTAGCGCGAAGGCGATCAGCGGCTTGACCAGGCCACCCAAGAAGGCGGCGCAGAAAAGGCCGGTGAGCAGGATGCGGACCGCCTCGGCAGGCTCATTCCATTTCTTGAGCGCCGAAATGATGCCGCCGCACAGGCCCGCGATTACGGTCCACAGATCAACGCCGGGCGGCAGGTAATTCATTGGCATCACACTCCCCAGACTGACTTGCCGCGCGCCAGAATGGCGACACGATCCGTAATGCCGTTCTGACCGCCGTTGATCACGCGGGTTACCGCCTTGATATTGTCGGCATCGGCCAGGCTGTTGAGGCTTTGCCCGCTCAGCGTATGCACATCCCAGAAGATACAGGCCGTCAGGACGGCGTTAGAAACGGCCGCCGCAAGCTCCGGATGCGCAACCAGATCAAGTCCGGTGCGCCGCGCCAGATCGGTATAGTTGGCCCGCCCGGTTGACTGAAATACGCCCCGTCCCAGGTAGCGCTTACCATCGCCGGGCTGCGTATTGCCCAGATCGGCGCGCCCTTCATAGCCCGCTTGCGCCGCCGTCGGCCCCCAGTATTCCTGAAGCGTCCGCCACCGGTCGGTTTCGTGCGCGGCCTGGGCCAGAAAATGCAGGATACGAAGCGGCGTGTTGATCTGGTAGCGCGGCATCTGCACCGCCATCTCGGCGGCCAGATCGCGGATGCGGTCCGTGATCCTGACACCCGCCATATAGGCCATCAGCGCGGCCAGGGTACACTTGCCCCACTTGCCATCAATCCCTTGAGGATCGTAGCCCGCGCGCATCAGATTGGTTTGCAGGTCTCTATAGGTCACCATCGGTCAGTCGCCCCCCCCCTCTTCGGCCACGGCCTCCTGAGCCACCGCATCTAACTGCTGTTGCAGGCTGTCGATAACAGCTTCGTTCCGCGCGATGGTGGCGCGGGCAGCATCAAGAGCCACAGCGGAAGCGCTATTGATGTCGGCGAGCACCTCCGGCAGTCCGAAGCCTGCGTCGGCGGCCTGCAAAAGCGTCATGACCGGCCCGTCGGGGTTTGGCCGCCCAAAGGCGTCCGTTCCGCCCTCGCTCAGGATGACGTGCATCCCCACGGTATCGTTCTGATCGCGCCGAAAGGTAAATTCAGTAACACGCAGCGTCATGGTCCTATCCTATTTTCCAGTTGGTCCCGTCGGAGGTGACGGGAACGAAGTTTGCACCGCCGCCGGCGACCGTCGCACCCAGCGTCGCGGCGTTGGCGTCGCTGACGTGATAGGTCTGCCCCGCCGGGTTGGCGCTGGGCAGCGTCCCGACGGTCTTGACCACCTTGCGGTAGGACCGGTTCGGATCGATCACCGTATTAGCGCCGTACATTTGCAGGCCGTTATCGATGCTTTCGCGTTTGAACTCGGTCAGGGTGGCGCTGCCCAGCGGCGTCAGGTAGGTATATTTCGTGACGCCCATGGCTGAAGCCGATACCGTGGGTTCCGTCACGCCCACACGCTCTTGCGCGCCAATGGTGAACGCCGCACCGGTATAACCACTGAAATTGAACCGGCCGAGCCAATCACTCAGTTGAACGGCCGCCGGCGCGGTGAGGGTCCCGCGCGCCTTTCGCGCGGCGACCGTCGGATCGGTGGTCGAGGATGCGTAGACCTCGGCATTAATACCGGTGGAGGCCTCGCCCTGGACCGAGAGCGCCGCGCCGGCCCCCGCAGCGGCCACCGTCGCTAGAACCGACGTGTTATTGGCCGGCGCCAATGTCAGCGCGTTAGAGGTCAGGTGACCGGTCTTGATGCCGCCGAAGGCAAAGCCGATCCGGCTGCCGTCCCAATACAGGCCGCCGCCACTGAAATTGAGCGAGGGGGCGTTATATGCGCCATCCGGTAAGGTCATCCTACCCGCAAAGGCCGGCGCGGTGTGGACGCTGCCGTCAAATGACGAAAAGCTGCCATTGACTCCCCAGCGCGCAACACCTTCGGGACGCAGCTCATGGCTGACCATAGAGGTGACGATATTATTGACCAGTTGAGCACCGTTCAGCGGCACCCGCGCGGCCAGGTAGGTATCCTTCGGCACCGGCGCCCCGACATCATCAGCATCACCGTCCGCGATCACCCAGCCATATTGCGAGCCGCAGATCGGGATATCGAGGTACGGTGTTGCAGAGCGTCCGCGGCGGGTGCCACAAAAGCGAACCCGATCGGCGTGCAGCACCGGAATACGTTTATCGATCCAGATTTGATTTTTACCACGGATATCCAGCCGGATATTGAAACCGGACGAGATCAGCACATAGTTACTGTTGCAGTTGGTGAAACTCTGATCGTTCAGATAAATGGCTGCGTCACGCGCTTTGAACACCATATCCCAATCATGGCGACGGAAGGTTCCGGTGGCCGCGCCGTTATAAGCGATGGGCGTGCCGCCGGCGTCACTGGCCTCGAACCAGTTGGGGCCGCACGCCGTAATATAGATAGTCGAGTTGACGTAGCTTGATACGGTCGCAGCCGTAATGGACATGCCGCTGACGCCAGGGGCCAGCCGTGCGGGGCGGCAGACACTTCCCAAAGCGCCATACGCGCGAAGGCCGTAAGGGAAGTAGAAGCCAATGGACGCCGGGTTCTGCGTCGGATGAAACTCATGCACATAGTCATATGCGTTGGCGGCATCCTCCAGCCCCGCCGGCGTGCCGGTTTGTGTGCCGAAAATCTGGATCATCTGACCGGCGCTGAAGCTGTGAGTCGCGTCAAGCGTCGCCTCGATGAACACCGGGCCGGTCAGGCTGAACCCGCCTGTCGTGGTGCTGGTGATCGCCGCCCACAGCTTGCTGTCATCCCGCGCCGTTTGACGAATACGAAGCCGGTTGCCGAGATCAACGCATTGCCAGCCAGACGTTGCCGAATAGGCATTGATTGCCGCCGTGATATCTGTTCTGGCCTGCGCGGCAGTCGCAAAGGTGATATTGCCGTGAAGCACATCGACGCCGCCGACCATGACCGCTGTCAGGTGAGACCCGACCGTCGAGGCGCCGACAAAGACATCAAAATAGGGCAGTTCATCCGTCATGCCGTTAATGACACGGTTGCCGGCCAGGCTATAACCCGTGATCGAGCGCGTCCCGGCAATGGTGAAACGCGCCACCCCGCCGCTATTGTTGACCGATGAAATGCCGTAGTCGAGATTGCCGCCACCGACGAAGGTGGTCATATCGAAATAGCTTTCCACCACCTGCTTTTCGACACAGGCGAGCCATTCTGACCGACCCGCGAACGAGCCGTTGACCGTCTTGAACTGCCCGGCGGGCCTGATTTCAAGGCAGGTGGTGATATAATCTTGTGCGTTGCCGACATAAAAGTTGGTCATGACGGTGTCGCCCGACCTCATTCGGAACGAAGGCGTGCCATTCGGCGGCTTAAACAGCTCCAGACCGACGATCTTGTTAACCGCCGCCCCTTCTTCCATGTCGAAGGTCGAATTATAAAGATCGACATTGGAGATGGTCACCATCCGGTTTTGACCCGTCTTGGTCCCGATCGTCAGCGATCCGTTGCGGATGTGAACGTCCTTCAGAACGGCGTGATAATCCGCAAGGCGGACGGCGGTATTCATGATTTGAGAGGCGTTGCCGTCGCCCAGGATCGTGGCGCCGGAGCCGATCGTCTCCAGGATGCCACCCTCATATTGTGTCTGGCCGCCAGGCACATAAAGCGCCTTGGCACCAGCCGGCGCAAATTGCGCGCCGGACGCCGTTTCAGAAGCGTCGGTCCAGTTGGCCACTGCCTGGGCCACCACACTTTCATCCGCGTCGACGGGGACAGGAATGGTGTAAACCACATACTGCGCCGCCAGCGCCTCGGCCCGATCCGCCTGCGTTTGTGCGCGCGCCTCACTTTGCTCCGCCCCCTCACGTGCCGTTTGCGCGGCAGCACGGTCGGTCGCGGCCCCACCCGCCGACAAGGCTGACGCTACAGCACTACCGGCAGCCGCAGCGGCTTTGCTGGCCGTCGTGGAAACATCCCCATCGAAAGCCGCAAGCGAGCGCACAGCCTCCAAGGCGCCGGTGCTGGCATTGTATGTCGATAACATCCCCTTGCGAGCAGCCAGTGGCGGAAAACTTAACGGGCTTTCCCCCTGGGGCACCATCGCCGCACGAACCGCCCGGCTTAATAGATCTTGCGCGGCACGGGTCAATTTGTCGAAGGCCTGCTCGCTGGCCCCCGGCTGGAAGCGCGCCGCATCCCCAAAGGGGCGCGGTTGATCGACCACAGTCTGGCGGCGCAGGATCAGCCGGCGCGATTTACCGTCGGAAGTCCAGTTGGCCCCCGGCCGGACCGAGGCATTCAGCACCACACTGCCGCCACTAACCAGCGGCGTTGCGCCACTGATTGTATATTGCGTCGTCGCGGTTAGCGCCGCGCCCTCCACACCGTCCGTCTCGATGATGACCTGAATTTCAGTGTCGGTTTCATAAAGCGCGCCAGCCCCGCCCGAATAGGTGGCGTATGGGCCGAGCGACGTACCGGCCAGGCTATAAACCATCACCCCTGATTTTACGGCCTCAACCATATGAACAACCCGCCCTTAGTGAAATAAGGACGAGTGTGACGGGCTTTACAGGGTCAGGCGGATTACGCCGCTATTGCCCGGTTTACTGAATAGCATCCGTGGGTTTCAGCCAGAATTCCGCGCCATTTTCCTTCTCGACGCGGCGCTGATAACGTGCCGCCCAGCCCGGATCGAGAGCTTCCTGCGCCCGCCAGAACAGCAGGTAATCCAGCGCCGCCCGCGTATACCACAGATTGGCCAGTGGTATTTGACCCTTGAGCAGCCGGAAAGCGCCGGTTGATGCCTGTTCGCGGGCGCTCTCGCGCTTGTCGGCGTCGGCGGCCAGCGCGCCGTCGCGCAAATTCTGCACCAGCCCGTAAAGCGCCGCCGCATCCCCCACGATAGGCCCGCCAAAGGTTTCGGCCAGGCCGCCGCCCATCCGGCTCTTTTCGCCAAACAGGAAATCGCCATAGATACCCAGCCCGCCGCCCTGCACCATAGCCGCCAGCACCGACTTGGTGTTGAGCGGGCGCGGCTCATGCCCCTTGGTCAGCTCCTTGGCGTTCAACGACGCGAAGCCAAAAAGGGTGGTGCCCAGGATCAGATTGACCAGCGGCATGACCGGTCCGCCGGTGAAGGCATCCCGCGCCGTCGGCACCAGCGACCGGTTAATATAGGTCATGGGAAAGCTCATGAACTGGGTCAGCGCCCGCCACGCCTCGCCAAATGGCGTTCCCGCCGAGGCAATGCCGTTCAACGTAAGCGCCCGCTGTTCCCGGCCCCGGCTTTCGGAGGTCGCCACATCTAGCACGTCCTGTACCATCTGGCGGGTTTTCAGCGCCAGGCGCGCATCGCTGATATGGTCGGCCGTCACGAAGCGCTTGCCCTCAATCACCTGCACGCCCTGCCGGATGACATCCCAGTCGGCCGCCGCGATCCCGTAGCGGGCAAAGCTCGCCTGCAACGCCTTCGGCAGCCTGTTGAAATCCGCGCCTGCGTGGTCGCCCAGGTGCTTGGCGAACATGGAACCGACACCGGAACGTAGACCGTCATTCCAGAACTCGAAGCCCTGTATCTGCATATTGATCCGCGCGCCCACCGTATAAAACCCTAGCGCGCCGTCCTGCACAGTCACGCCGGATGTCAGCTTGCCGGTGGCCGCCCGGCTGCCCACGTCCAGCATCTCCGCCGCCATGCGGCGCGCGCGGCCATCCAGGCGCGTTATGCCGGAGAGCGCCGCGCCGTAGCTGTCGAGAAACGGTACGCCCGCCCGCATTAGCGCCGAGGCCGCCACCGGTATATCCCCGAAGGCCGACAGCACCATGCCGCCCAGTTTCGCCACGCTTTCATGCTTGCGCAAAAGCCCGCCCACCATGGCCAGCTTGAGATTTTCCGGCGCGTCCGCCGCGCCGCTGATCTGGTCGAAAGACCCCTGCATCTTGGCTGCCCCCAGCGCCTTGATCTCGCGCGGATCGCCCACGGCCGCTTCCATGGCGCGGCCGATTTCCCGTTTAAAGGCATCCTCCGGGTTCGGCCCCCAGCGCAGCATCAGCGCCGAATTGCGTCCGGCGCGGTCCAGTTGCTTGGCCACGGCCCCGAACAGCGACCCGCGCGCATAGGCATTGTGATACTCCATCCACGCATCGGGCGAGGCGAAGTGCAATACCCGGTTAGCCGAAAGCCGCGTGGCCATGGCGCTGGGCGCGACATAGCCCTCCGCATCCCTTGCCCCCTTGAAGACCTCATGACGGCCACCCACGATGCTGTCAAAGATATGCTGCAAAAAGGCGCGGCGGTCAGCGACCTTGCCATTGCCGGTGGGCATTATGTCATCGAAAGAACGCTCATCCAGACGCGGCAGGATGAAGCTGTACCAGTCATTGAAGGCCTTGACCTGATCCTTGTCGCCGAAGAAGCCGCCGCCGACCTTGACCGGATCGTGCGATTGGCGGGTGATATAGCCGTCAAGCTGGCCGATATAGGCCCCGGCGTCGTTTTGCATCACCCGCGCCTTTTCCAGCGCATCGACCAGGACCCGCGCCGAAGCCTCGGCCAGGGTGTTGCCGGTGGCCTTGACTGCCCCGCCATTCAGCCGCGCCATTTCCCGCGCCACGTCAGTTTCATGAGCAATATCGCGCAGGATGGCCGTGGCCTTTTGCCAGGCGCCGGGAATGGCCCGCAGCCCGCGCTCGATATCGCCCACCAGTTGGCCGGAAAGCGCATGGCCCATGCTGTCGGCGCTGTTCAGGCCTCCGGTTCCGGCGACTTCATCACCCAGGTTCAGCGCCTCGATACGGCGCGAGAACTTGCCTGTCATGGCGCGCAGATCGGCGGCGCGCGCATCGTCGGCAATCAGTTTCTTGGCCGCCATGCGCTGGCGGATCAAGGCCCCCTTCACCTCGTCCAGGGTCAGATCGGCGGCGGCCTGGCGGATCGCGGCCGTGCGCGACAGGCTGGGTTTTTTCTGCTTCGCCCTTAGCTCAGCCGCCACCATGCGTTCCGCAATGGCGTCAACCTCGGCTTTCGAGAAGGCCCCTTTGACGGCGGCATTCAGCGCCCCGGTACAGGATTGCGGATTAGACGCCATCAAACGACCTGCTTAATCAGACACGCCCCATACGCGGCGATGGCCTTGGCCAGCTTTTCCGGCTGATCGGAGGCAGGCATATCCGCGAAGGCTTCCGGCACATCCTGACGCAGTTGCGCCAGTTCGTCAGAAAGCGCCTTGACCTCCGGGTCATTTGTCACAAGACCGCCGAGCGAATGACCTTCACCCTCTCCATTTATGGGGAGGGGGGACCGCGCAGCGGTGGGCGGCGCAACCTCCGGCAACTCGACGCGCGGCGCAGGGCGCGTCACAGCCGGTTCCGCCCCCGCCTGTACGGAGCGCCACCTGGCCAAGGCCAACTCCCCGCCATATCGTGACGCCGAGGTTTCATGAAGCACCGGCTCGCCATGCGACGCACTCAGCTCTGACACTGGCCGCTGCACAAGGCCGCGCGCCACCTTCACGCGATCCGGCCCGCTCAAGGCTTCCGTCCGCACACGCGCCAGCACCGGATGCTTTACGCCGGATATATCAATGCCCTGGCTCACCAGATGCGCCCTGTAGCGCGCAGCGCCCTCTCCGCCATCACGATAAGCCCGGACCACCTTGAGCACCTGGGCATTAAAGGCCTCCACCGTGCCATCCGGCCCGATGACCGGCGAACTGGCCAGATCTATTTCGCCCTCCAATTCCTTGCGAAACTGCGCCAGGTCGCGCGGCTGCACCTGCATTTCTTCGGGATAGTCGAGATTGCGCACGCCGTCGGCATCATGGGATGTGCGCAGCTCCGCAGCCTCGACCACGGCATATTGCACCGGCAGACGTTCGCCGCGCATATCCAGCACCTCCGAACGATCCAGCATCCGCCCACCGATCCGCAGACCTGACGCGCCATCGTCCAGGTGCGCCGCCGCATGCGGATTTTCCGCGGCGTGTACCAGCAGGTCGCCCATATCGACGCGACCGTCACCGGCCAGTTGATCAATAGCGCGGGCGATGGCGCCGTGCTGGTCGATCAGGTCCATGGCCGTCACGAGATCGGGCGGGCGGCCCGGCTCATAGGCGCGGCCGCTCGGACCGGCGAACTGATCGCGGATCGCGGGCACGTCTTCGCCCAGATAGGCTGCGCCGCGCGCCAGATCACCGTCCGTCTCCCGCCCCTTCGCCGGGCGCATGAAGTCGCGGATATAGGCGTCAAGCGCCTCCCCGGCGTCACGGGCGGCCAGCACCTTCGCGCCACCGTGGTCGCCACCTTTCAATTCCCAGGCCAGGAATTCGGCCTGCTGTTCCAGCCTCGGCTTATCGCCATATCGCCGGAATAATTCCGCCTTGCGCGGCCCCAGCCACTGCCCGATGCCGAAGGCCCCGGAGGTCGGGTTGACCGCCGTCGGATCAAGGCGGCTCTCCGCATGACCACCAGCCATGACGCCCTGTATCACATGATCAGGAATACCTTGCGCACGCAGGCTATCTCTGATTGTCTGTTCGCCCGCCGTCAGCGCCCGTGCCGACCGGCCGCGCAGCGCCGCGCCGACCACATGGCCCGCGCCCTCGAAGCCGGCCCCTAGCACCGTGCCGCCCAGTATGCCCATGGCGGCGTCCTCGGCGCTGTAATCGCGGCCTTCATATTGGCTCAAGCCATAGGTCAGCCCCTCTTGCAGCGCCGCGCCTTGCGCACCCGCCCAGCCCCCGCGCGCCAGTTTCGCCGCCAACCCTGCGTCGGCTACAGTCTTGCCCCACTTGGCTTCACCGGCAATCGGAATGAAATTGATGCCGAGCGAGACTGGATCGACAATACCGCCCACCATCGAATAACCGAACGACCATACCCCGCCGACGCTCTGATTGCGCTCCAGCACGCTTTGCCGCCACAACTCATCGCGCTTGGCGTGGTTCTTGTAGGCGGCATCGCGCGCCGTCACAGGGGCAGAAAAGGACAGATGCCCGTCAATGCCATATTCCCGGTTGGCATCCTCCGGCGTCAGGTAGGGCGAGGCCGCCCCCGGCAATCGCCGGCCGATTTCCAGCGCCCCGAATTCCTTGACCTTGGCCGTCAGCGATCCCACCGTGCCGCCGGTAAACAGCACGCCCGACACATCGCTTTCCAGCGAAGGCGTAAGCGCCGCCGCGCGTGCATCCTCTTCCGGCGTCGCATCCAGTCCGCCGACATAACCCGGTAATGGCATCAATGCGCCCCTTTCGGCCTGGCCTGCACGAAGTCGCCCAGTTGCGCCCATGTGCGGATGACGGGCTGGCCATCCGCTGTCCGCACGGCCCGGAAGCCTATCGGCGACGGCACGACCAGTTGCAGGCCGCTATCATCATCGGTAGTGACCCATTGGCCCTGCTGACTGACCCGAACCGCCTCATTGCGTTGATTTTGCTCCGCCGTCAGGCTGGCGTTGGGCGCGGGCACCTGAAGCTTTTCCGGATGCGCAGCGAAGTCCGCCACCATGCGCCCGGTCGCCAGCCGGATCATATCCCGCCCCTTGCCCTCAGCCGGATGCGGCGCCCAGACAGTGCGCGTAGCCGGCTCGATAACCGTAAAGCTTTGCGCCGCCAGCGCCGCCGGAAGGCGATACCCCCCCTTGTCATCGATCACATAGCGGTCGCTCAGCGCCTTGGCCGCCGCCTGGGCCGCTTCCGCATCGCTCATGCCGTCCGCCTTGTGGGCCTTGGCCAGGGTAACCGCCGCCTGGCGCAGATTGTCGCCATAGACCAGGCCGTTCTGGCTAAACCCATAGGTCGCCAGATAGGGGGCCATGGCCTTGCTGACCCGTGTCGTCAGGTCCGCCGTATCCGCCGCATTGATCTTGAAGGTTTTCGCCCGCTCCTGGGCGCGCGTGTATTGACTTAACAGAACCGGATTGCCCTCAGCCACGTTCAGCACCGCGGCGTCCGGCCCCGGCAGGCCCGCCGCCTGTAGCTCACGCAGCACCCGACCGGCACCCGGCCCGAAGCGCACGACCTCGCCCCACATGCGCCCGAACGCCTCGTCTCTTTGCTCCGGTGGAGCCTGGATAACTTGCTGGACAATGCCCCTGGCCACCTGTTTCGGCAGGATACGTTGCGCCACATCCTCGACCCCCCACGCCTTTTGCCGCGTCAAGGTGGCGTTCATCCACGCCTGCGCCGATCCGGGCGCGCCGGAGCGATAGGCGGCAAAAGTGGCCTGGGTATCGCTGCCCGCCGCCACGGCAGCCGATGGATCGTCAAGCCGCTGAGTCATGATGGCGTTGCCAAAAGTCACCGCGCGCTCATACCGCGCCTGTTTGCGGGCGAAATCCGGGTCACCGGCCACCGGCTTCATCTGGGCGATCTCCGACGCATAGTCGGCTGTCGAAAGCCGCGCCGCATCGCTCACCAGCGTAAAATCTGACTGGGCATCCTTGACCGCCTGTTGCGCCGCCTTGACCCGCACCGGCCCCTCATCCGGCCCCCAGGCTTGCAGGATACGGTTATAATCGAAATTCGTTCCCTTGCCCGTTGCCGTGATACTAGCCAGTTCATCGTTCAGGTCAGCCTCGACCGTCTGCTGTTGCACCGCCCGCTGACCCGCCACCACGCGGCCGTCCACATAGTTGGTATAATTGGCGGCGGTTTTCGGATCGACGTTTTTCTGAAAGTCCGGCGACTTGACGAAAGCTTGCAGGGCGTAGGTATCATCGCGCGCCTTAAGGCCATCCGCCACCGAGGCCATAAAGCTGCCAAGCAATCTATCGGTGAGTTCCTGCCGCTGAGGTAAAGGCAGGGCCTCCGCCAGCTTCGACGCATTCGTAAAGGCGGACGCGAGCGCGGAGGGGTCGGCGTGAACCTGATTGCTGAGGGCATCAATTCCCTTGGTTACATCCGCGAGAATACGCTTTTCACGCAGGGCGTTTCCATCGGAATGCATCTGAAGCGCAAGGTTCATCCGTTGCTGGGTCAGGCCATTCTGAATTGACGGGCGGTCGGCCTCCGGCGCCTGCTCGATCAACGCCGTCGCACGTTGGTCAAACGACGCCATGGTTTGCGCTTCGTAATCGGGCGAAAGCGGCGCATCTGTATGCTGATCGGCCTTGTACTGAGTATCCGTATCAATACTGAACTGGGTCAGGGCCACCTGATTTTGCGCCATCCTTTGCGCCGCCACCTGCTCGCGCACCAGCCCGCCGGTTACCTGCCCCTCATGGTTCAGGGCCTGCGCCATACGCCGGTCGCGGTTCTCGGCGTTCATGGCGTCGAAATGCTGGCGGGCGCGATCAGACAGGGCGCTGCGCTGCTGAGCCGCATGGCTGTCATAAAGGTCCGTGGCCGACTTGGCGAAATCCGGCACGCTGCCGTCAAAGGCCGTGGCGTATTTGGCGTACTCACCTTCATAGGCCGTGTCCGCCGCGCGCAGGGCGTCCGACGCCTGTTTGTCGGCAATCCGGTTTTCGGATTGCTCATGCGCATCCAGCGCCTGGCCCAGCTGACCCAGGTTGAGGTCTGTCGGGCGCACGGTCGCGGTCGAGATCGGCGCGCCGTTCAGGCCCTGGCGCGAAATGGAAGGCAGTCTGGCCATCAGTAAAGCCCCGCTTTTGTCCGCTTCCTGGCGTCAAACCCGCCCAGCAGCGATGAACCGGCAGAAAAGACAGAGGAAATCAGCGCGTTTTGCCCCTCCACCTTGGCGACATAGCTTTCCTGCAAGGCGTTGCGCGCCTTGGTCTGGCCCTGATAAATAAGGCTTCTGGCATTATAGAGCGCCGTGCCGGCAAAATCGTTGAGCACATCGAAGGCCGATCCGGTCACCCCGCCGCTCGCCGCCGCCGACACGAAGCCCGAAGCCTCCTGCCGCGCCGCATCGTCCTGGTAGGCCATCGCCTGGGTTCCGGCCTCCATGTTGAACTGATCGGCCTGCCGGCGAAGCTGCTTCGCCCGCTGATTGGCCGAGGCCTGGGCGCTCAGGCCACCGAAGAGCGACCCCGCCGCCGAAACAATGGCGCTAAGCATAGTAAACCCCTTTCTCAACCGACGCCCGGAAGCCAAGGCGCTCGATAAATTCCGCCGCGCCTGGGCACGGAATGGCTTGCACCCAGATGCGCTCATGCGGCGCGGCGATTTTCAGTTCATCGATCAGGCCGCGCGTACGCTGAAAAATCTGCCACCAGTGCCGGGGCCGTAACCCGCCCGCCAGCAGCCACAGATCATGACTGGTGTCCTCTTCGTCATAGGCGGCCCCGCCAATGGCCAGAACCTCACCATCCTGCACCAGCGTCCATTTCGGGCCATCGTGTACACGGGCCGCCATTTCCGCGAACTGAGCCGCCATGTCCGGGCGCATCGCCATACGCGCCTCATCACCCGCCCGGTATATCCGAATTTCCGCCTTCACTTGTCGAACTCCGCTTCAATCGATTTGATGATCAGGTCAAAGCCGTCCGATGTCTGGATATACAGGCGCGGATCGTGCTGGTTATCCGCCGTGAAGGTCACATTGACCACCAGGTGCGACGGCGTGAGCGACCCGGTGTCATCGAAGGCGCGCGACCGGAATTTGTCCGAAACCTCAATCCCCACGGCGCCGGCCTCGACATTAACCCCCTCGCAGACGATGGAAGCCGTCACCAGCCGAAGAGGTGCGCCCTGGGCGCTATTGGCGGTCAGGGGCAGGCACTCGAAGCGCGACATGATAGGGCTGCCCACTACAATTTCCTGGGCCGTATTGCCATTCGGCAAGGTGGCCACGCCGCCGGTCACCGTGATGTTCAGGGCCTGGGCGAACTTCCCGCTGCCCGGCCCGTACATCATGGTCACGCGCTCCCCCTCCAGATGATCAAGCCCGCCTACCGCGCTGACGGCAGCGCCCGCATAGCGTGCCGCGCCATCCAGCCGCATGCGGTCATCCGGATCAGACATCATCAGTATGGAGCGCTGCGCCACACCTGATTTTTTACGCGTAATGGCGATCCACAGGCGATCATTGCCCACCGTGTCCGGCACCACGCACATGCTCTCAATGACCGGTCCGCCGGTCAAACCAAGAACATGCTGGGTCCAGCCCTTGACCTCCTGCTCTTTGTTGTAGGCAAAGCTGGCGAGACCGCCGTCACTCAATCGCGCCCACACGATATAATCGGGGGCCGCCGTATAAACGATCTCGACAAACTTGCGGTTCGCAATGTGCTTGGAAATAAAACTGAGGTCCGTGCCCGATCCCGGATAGTCGTAGGCGGAAACTGTCAGGTCGCGCAGCGATTTGTTGCCCCGCGTTACGAACAGGATGCTATCCTGAGCCTTGAGCGGCCGCACATCCGCCGACCCGTAGCGCGTCAGTGCGCGCGGCTTGGTCCCGTCCGGGGTCAATGGCGCTTCGCCGGTATCTCCCACCAGCACCGCCTCCCCGCCGTGGGTGCCGCAAACCAGCATCGGCCCGGAGACCAGCCACATGGCCTTAAAGCTGTCATCTCCCACGAAACCCTGAATAGCGTCGTCACTCAACACTGCCCCCGTACCGCGCCCCGGTGTGAAGGATGCGCGGTCGGCATAGTAACCGGCCGATTGCGATGCCGTATATTTGTCGGGCGCCAGCGATCCCGCCGCCACGATCAGGCGCTCCTCGCGCAGTTCAGGCCAGGCCGTCGGCCAGCCGCGATAATCCGAATAAAGGGCTTCCGACCAGGCGTAGGTGGCCGGGAAGGCCTGGCCGGAAACCGCCGGATCAGCGGCCAGTTGCCATTCCTTGTCCGTGGCGTTGTAGGTGCCGAGCGTCGGCAGGTTGCGAATGACAGTGGCGGTCATCTGCGTCTGGCTGATATAACCGGCCAGTTGCACCACGCCGCTATTATCATGCGCAAATGTCCAGTTCAGATTGCCGTCTGATACCGTGCCGTCATCATGGCTGGGTGGCGTATTGCCGGCTTTTTCCGTACTCGCCGCCGGCGTCGTGTAGTAAACGCCGCCGTTCGAGACCCGCAGCGCAATGCCCTTCGGGTCTTCATCAGCCTGCCAGGTCCGCAAGCCCACACCGCGGGCCGAGCGCAGGCGAAGAAAGGTGCCGGCCATGCCCGGCGCGAACAGCGGCTTTGAGGCTGTAACCGTCACCGGCAAGCCCTTGCGCCAGTCCGTGGCCGAGATCGTGAAGGTTTGGTCGCTGTTTTCAGCCTGCCAGGGACCGTCGTCGAAATAATAATTGTCATAGTTCCAGTTGGTCTCGGAGACCTTTTGCAGGCGCTTGGGACGGCGGCCATCCTTGTGCAGGAACAGGATTACATTACCCAGTTGTTTCCAGCGCAGGCCGTACAGATCGGCATGGGCGATGCCCGAAACGACCTCAAGCGGCGCGCCGTCCACCTTGACCGGTGTGCCGTCCACATTCCAGAAGCGGAAATAGTTGTCACCCAGCTCGATCACGTAAGCGTCGTCAACGGCCCGGATATAGGGAACCAGCAGAGTGTGGCCGGAATTGATCTTGGTCAGCCCGTTGTGCCAGAAGCCGGCGCGGCGGCGCAGCGGCCCCTCTACCAGAGGTACGAAATTTTGCGCCAGGGCGCAGCCGTTCTGAAACTGCGCCAGATCCCAGCGCGCCCAGAAATTCGGCCCCAGTTCGCCGGAGGTGAAATTGTTCTTGAACATGAAAAACCCCTGAGAGCACCCAGATTACGGGCACGCGCAGGGGCGGGCGGATTACGCCGAGGGCAAAAAGGTCAGATGGCCAGACGCCGGTAATCCTGAAATCCGGCCACCCGGTCACCCGGATCATTATGATTAAAAGCTTCGGACCGCGCCGCATCACGGCAGGCATCGATATAGGCCGTGTCTAGGGCAGCCTTGACGTTCAGGGTTTCGCCTTTGTTGCCGAGCACAGATATGGCCGCCAGCCAGGCCATCTTGAACGAAACCGCCAACGCTAATTGCGATCCCAGGCTTGTCCAGTCGCAGGTAATGACGGCGCGCGCGCGCGCCAGGCTGCTATCGGAATAGAGCACCTTTTGCTCTGTTCGCGCATTACCGGTAGTTTCGATGTACAGCCCCAACTCCCAGCGGCACCCGCCGTCTACCTCGGACATGCGCACGAACTTTTCCGGCAGGCCATAGGCGTTCGCCCAGCCCGTCAGGCTGGATAGCGACAGCGGGTTGAGCGTGACGGGTACGCACGCCTCAAGCCAGTCATGATCGCCCAGCACCAGGTCGCGGGCCATGTCCGCAAAAACCAGCACCTTGCGCACACTGTCGCGGATCGTGTTGACATCCAGTGTGTCTGTAGGCGCCTGCCCCAGATGCCCCAGCGCCATATTGATGATTTGATCTTTCGTAGCCATTTGCCGCCTCCTGACAAAGAAAAGGCGGCCTGCCCCGGAGAGAACAGGCCGCCACCGCGCGGACGGAATGAGAAGGTTGCGTGCAATCCCTTCGCCCGCGTGACCGATTAATTGTCGCAACCCCTGAGCTGCCACGTCAGCGTACCGACGATGGCCGCCCCGCCGACCGTGAAATAAAGGTCCACATAACCGTTCTTGAGCGGCTGGGCGGCCTTGGCGGCATCCAGGCTGGCATAGCCAAGTTGCTGCCACAGCGGCTTTGGATAATCGGCGATATCGACGCTGGCCACCAGTGAGCGCGACCCCGCCGAAGACGTTGATGCCGCAGCCGCGAGCGCCGCCGGATTGGCCTCATCCCCCACGGACAGAGTGGTGGAAGCGCCCAGGGCATCGTAATAATACATCGAAGCCGGGTCGAGACGGGCTTCCAGAGAAATATTGCCGATCCAGATTTTATCACCGACGGCGATAGCCGGACTGGCGGCAGCCTCAAAGCTATCGAACGCCAGGCGCTTCTCGAAAGAACCGCCAAGCGCGCCGATGGGAGGCAGGGGCGGCACCGCCTGGAGGCGCGCACCGCGAAAGGAACCATAACGTTTAGTCATAACCAATCCCCTTAAGGGCTAAAAGTGACAAGTGCCGGGCGCTTCTGCGCCTGTTGCCCATGCAGGCATTACGGCGACTTACGAAGCCAGACGACGCAGGCGGGTGCAGTTGATTTGCACAACCGCGTCTTCATACCGGCGGGCGCCGGCGCGCTGGCGCTTATAGTAAACCTGCGTCGGGTGGCCCTCGACCGTGATATCCTTCGCCACAGTCACGTTTGTGATTGCGCGCTCATTGTAATGAACACCCTTGTCAAGCCAGGCCACATAGCTGGTGGCCGCCAGCGATCCGGTTGCAACATAGCCCGGAAGAATACCAGTCTTGTTGGCGAACTTTTTGAACCGGAAGCCCAGGAATTCATCGACCTTGCCGCTATTCAACGCCTTAACGTCGGAATAGTAGGCCGATGTCGTGGGCGTCGAGGCCAAGAGATTGGCGATGGCGAATTCATCGACCGCGACAAACTTCTGGCCATCCACCAGGCTGCCATCCAGCATCTTGCCAGCCGTGATCAGCTTGCCGACCGTCAGATGGAGCGGCCCGGAGGCAGCGACCTTTAGGGCTTCATCGTCATGGAGGTCGTCCCGGTTATCATCCAGAATGATTTGCGATGACGGGAAGACGACCGGCGTGTCCAGCGGCGCGTTGGTTTGCGATCCCGAAGCCTTGTAGGTCGTACCCAGCATCACCTTGTTGATGATATCCCAATCCTTCTTGCGCTCCTTACCCGCCATCAGCGACTGAACATCGGTGTTCAGCGGATTGAGCAACATGGCCACGCGATCCTCATCGAACTCGTAGAACCAGTCCTGATCAGCCTCGAAATAGCCACCACGGCGGAAGCCTTGCAGCTCACGCGGCTCGATACGACCGCCCTTGCTGGTTGCCTCCTTCGGGTCCGTGGTGCCACGGTCATCAAGATAAAATGCCGTGCCAGGATCAGAATAGGCCGGGTCGTAGACCACGGCATCTTGCAGCTTGGACTGCATTTGTTGCGGCACGTTGTTCAACTGGGTCGAAACGGCGGCCACATATTGTGCGTTACTATCAGACATGCAAATGCCCCTCAAAAGCGCCACGGCGAGCCGTGGGGCTTACAACGAATGAATTGTTTGGAATTCGCGGTATCCCCCCAAGATGGGCCGGGGCGCTAATGAGGATCGATCCCAGGGCGGCGCTAAGCCGGTATCCCGATCAATCTCCGGAAGAATGACGCAAAGCGTCAGTTTGTCAAGACCCCTCAGTACGAGTTGACGCCTTTATGAGTTCCTGCCACTCCGCCTTGACGGACCGGTGCGACGCGTGGCGCGGATCGTAAAGAGCCGCAAGCTTGTCACCATCGGCATTGAAGGCCGCAAGCGCCGAGGTGGCAGACGCCTTGTCCATACCGCCGGCCTGTGGCGTGACAGCATGGCCAGTGCCCGGCAGCGCCCCAGGCTCAGCCGTCATATCTGCCATCACGGCAAAAAGGCGAAGCAGCGCCGGGTTATCGGCCTCACCTCCCACATTCAAAACCTTGATCAGATTGGCCTTGCTGTCAGCGTTTACCGTGCCGTCCTCATTTTTGGTAACCAACCCGGCCTTAAGCCCCAGACGCTCGACCACTGATGGGATTTCGTTTTCGTAGATCGCGATTTTTTCCGGCGATCCCGCCCAGGCGTTGAAATCGGCGCGGGCCGCCTTCCGGTCCGTATCGATCTGGGTGGCCAGTTGCTGATCGGCTATTGCAATGGACGAACCCAGATAAGCCATGGTGCCGTCCATCTGCGCTTGTGTGAAGCCCAGCCGGTGAGCATCGGCGCGGAAACCTTCCACAAACGCCTTGTCGCCCCCTTGCGCGAGGTCGATGCCATTGAAGGCATAGGCTTCGGGCGTATCCGGGCGGCCGAGGCGGGAATAAAGCCCCTCCCATCCCGCCGCGTCATCTGCCTTGGGAATTCGTAATACCTGATCGGCTGGCCAACCCGTCGCGCGGCTCAGGTGGTCGTGCGCCTTCGCCAGTTGCAAAAGGTCAAGGTCACCGGTTTCCTTGTTCAGATATTTCGTGACGTTTTCATTTGTCCGGTATTCCTCCGGAAGGCTATCCAGCAGCCTAGAATTCGTTAGCTCCGTCATGGAGGGCGTCCCCGCCGGTTGCTCCGGAGCCGGCGTCCCCGGTTGAGTTTCGTCTGTCATGTGCACGCTCCATGTGTTCATTCAGCGTGACGGCGGTTTGCTGGACTGCCACGCGCTCATAATTATCAACCCCAGCAAGCTGAAACACTTCGATCATAAAGGCAGCGCGGCCATCCCACTGCGCACGCTCCAAAGCCGACATGTCGCGCGGCCTGGCATTCATGATCCCCGAATTGTCCATCAGGTCGAGAAGGACGGCCCGCCCTTCCGTTGACCCGAAAACCCGCCGATAGACGGCAGGCATTTTTTCCTGATCGCGGGCGATGGCGACGGCCTTGAGGATGTCATAGCCCAGAACCGCGTAGGCATTCGCATCAGCGGGGTCTTGCGCATCGTGCTCACTCATGCCGCCATCGCCATCGGTTGCCCGCCAGCGCCCGCCCCAGTGCCCGCATTCGCCATTGTCGCCGCCCCCTGCCCGGCGTCACGGACGGCCTGGGCCGCCAGCTGCGCATTCTGCGCATCCCGGTCTTCCTGCCGTTGCTGCTGGCGAAGCTGGATAATGTTGTCGTAATCGACGCGCGACCGCGTGACGGTCGGCGGTGCGCCAAGCGCCTCGGCCGCCAGGCGCAACCCCTCTTCGAGTGCGAGGATAGCCACGCTGTCCGCATCGACGGCGGCCGCTTGCTGCGCCATGACCATCAGCCGGTCAATGGCATCGACCTGGTTCATTTGCTGTGCAATGGCGATCGGACCGGCGAAATCCCAATCGACATGAACGCCGGCCAGGCTCTCCGGCGGCGCATCCACCATGTTTTCCTTAATCATGATTTCAAGCGTCCGGTCGCCAATGACCACCATCAGGTCACGATCAACCGAAACCAATAGTCCCGTTGAGCCAGTCAGGTTCAGGCGCTTGCGGTAATCGATCTCTGTCGCCGTCACATTGCCACTCTCGCGCAGCTGTACCCAGTCGATATTGAACGGCTCCTTCACCCAGCGCTCAAGGATATCCATGTACTGCACAGCCGTCAGCGGATTGGCGCCGGTCGGCATGGCCTGCACCAGATCGGTCAGGCGCGAGAAGCCCAGCAGCTTCGGATCAAAGTAATTGAACGCGCCCAGCTCGCGCGATGGCTTTTTGAACAGCCGCGAGGCCACAAACAGTTGCGGGGCCGCCTGCGCGCCAACGCCGTATTCGATGATATCCTGCAAACGATTGAGCGCGATGGCGGCCGGCAGCGCCACCCAGGCGAGGCCTTGACCGTAGGGGCTGCCCTCGACGCTGCCCAGGCGCGGCACCGCATAGGGGAAGGTGTCATAGCCACCCTCGGCCAGCACGGCGCCCTCGTACTCATGAGCGATCACCGTTTCGGCGTAGGGCTTGCGGCTGGCGATGGCATCCACCTCCCCGCCGTGACGCGGCTCGACACAATGCAGCAGCCTGATTTTCTTGCCCCAGTTCTTTTCCTCCCGGTAAAGCTCCCCCAGCTTGACATTGGCCTTCGCCCCGTCCGGATAGCGGCGAAAAACCTCTTCCAGGGACAGGCAGAATTCGTAATAGACCGTGTTGACGACATCCTCGTCGTCAACATCGATCCAGCAGGCGCGCAAAGGACGCGTCATATAACGAGGGCCGAAGCCGCGCTTGTGCCCTACCCAGCCAATAGCCGTGCCGAATGCGCCCAGTTCAAGGCCCATGGCATTGAGCATCTTGTAGCCACCCGCCTTGGCCAGCATGAACCGGTCGAATACCGACCAGGCCAGATCGTCCAGATAGTCGGCGGCCTCCCGGTCGATGACCTTTGAACGCCGCGCGCTGATCAGACCCTGGGTCACGTTCGGCTTGAGAAAGGGCCGTGTCGGATCGGCCAGATAGCCCACCAAGAGGGAGGCAAAAAGGCCAAGGGCGCGCTGGGGCACAGTCGTCATGACCTTGCGCGGGATCGTACCGCCCTTGACGGTCTCGACATTGAAATTCTTGCGCGGCAGGAAGTAGTCGGCAATCTGTTGCCACTCGGCCTCGCGCGGCAGGCGAATGGCCTTCATTTCCTGCCAGCGTCGCATGATCTTTTTGAAGCTGGCCCGTTCGGTCATCTGCGCCATCAGCCATTTACCCCCGTCAGGGTATTCGGGGCGGCGGCCTGGCCTTGGGCTGCCCCGACAACCGAACTCGTTTGCGATCCGCCAAATGAATTGCGCCCGCCTTTCGCCCGACGCAGGCGCGCCAGCGAGTTTAACAGGTCGCTCGGCGAGGCCACGGCGGCAGGCGCGGCCGCCGGTTCAACGGTTTTAACTTTTGGTCGCAGAAACCCCATGATCAATACCCCGAAGCCGTAGGTTGCTGATCGTAATCGTCATCGTCATTCTCGGCGGAATTGGCCGCTGTGTGGCCGAAATAGATCGAAGCCCCATTGAGTTTCAGTGTCAGGTACTCGCAGGCCTCGCCCAGGTGCGAATAGTCGTTCTTGATCACGTTGGGCGAAACCGATCCACCGATCAGGCTGAAACAGTAGCCACCCTCCAGCGCGCCGATCAGGTCCGGGCAATAGCTTTCATCGATGTAGACGCCTGGTTCTTTCTTGAGCATGGAACCCAGCGAGGTGCGCCGCAGGCCTGGGTCATTCGTATCCGCCAGTTCCACATCCAGCCCCGTGAGCGCGGCCAGATATTGCGCATAGGTCACAGTACGGTCCGCGCCGCCGGCCGCCACCATGCGCGCACGGGCCGACGGATCGACCACCAGTACGATTTGCCGGGGGCGCCAGCCGCGCAGCTTGAGCACCATGAGGATTTCCTGGGCGAATTCCTCCAGATTGCATTGCCGCCCTTTTGGGCTGATCTCATGCAGGATGTTAACGCCGCCATCCGGACGCGGCTGACCGAAGGTGGCCGCGTGCTTCAGCGTATTCCCCGTGTCGCAGGCGATGATCAGCGGCGCGCGCGGGTTGAACTGGATGCCTTCCAGCACATGCCGGGCGCGGTCAAAGGCCAGGTGTACCGGCTGGCCGCGCCGGTCGAACGACGGTTTGAGCATCAGCAGGCGGCCGATATCGTAAGCCTCCATGGTCGAGGCCAGCCACTGGTAATAATCCGCCCTGATCTTGCGCAGATTGTGCAGGTTCTCGGCGCGCGGGTTGACAGAGCCATCAGGCAGCAGCGCGGGCGGTTGCAGGAACAGGCCCTTGCCGAAGGTCTTATCTGTAAATGCGGCGCGGTAAAGCCAGCTATCCAGCACCGGCATGTTACTGTCACCCCACACACCGATGAAAGCGGGCGGCCAGCCCATGCGCTCGACATATTCTGGCTCCCAGCGGTCATCCGGTTCCGGATAACGACCGCACCGGTTGGAGGTCAGCGACAGGATCGCCTCCGGCAACTGGTCCATTTCCTGTAGCCACCAGCAGGTGCACTCCAGACCCCGCACGAAATCTTCCAGGGACTGGTCCGATGATTTGGCTCGGAACCACACCTCAATATGAAGAGGGATGGCCACACCCCCCTCATACATTACGAAGTCCATCACATGGCTGGCCGGATCGCCCTTGCCCCCCTGCCAATGCCCGAAATCCTTATTAAACACCTTCAGATAGGACGGAATGGCCTTGTCCCACAGGTCGCGGTAGGTATTTCCGACGCAGACAATTCGGCACTTGCGTATTCCGTCTTTTGGGCTAGGGTGCTGACTGCGTGCTATCCGAAGAATTCTCCTGGCAGAACTTTCCGTCTTTCCCGCGCCCGTCGGCCCGATAGCGACCGACAGCGCTTCGGCATTGGTTTCAAAGGCCTTGGCCACCGGACCCGCCGAGTTGCGCAAGTCCTTACCCTTCATTATCGGCTCAGTGACGACACCCAAACCCGGACCCCTGACAGATGGTGGAATTTGGGCCAGCCTGTCACAGGCAGGGTGTCCGGTCAGAAAGGGCCAGGGGTCGAGAGAGCCGGTTTCCGGCTTACAAAATTAGGCAATACCGCTCACTGCGCCCCCCTACCAGAAGACGAAGCCGGGCCGTCAATGTGGGGGGTGGGGGTGGCCAGGGGGTGGGGGCCTCAGGCCCCGGCAAGGCATCAGGTCAGCGGCTTCCTAATCCGGTGAGCGCGGGCGCGCAAACCCTTGCAACGCAAGGGCCTTCTACCCGCTGTGTGAGCCGCCATGTGTGAGCGACAAAGGACCAAAGGAAATTTCCTCTTGCAAATCAGGCACTTGGCTCGGATTGCCCAGCGCGCCCAGGGCTGTGTCATCCACAATGATCTGGCCGCGCTTATCCACCGGCGGCAGCTCGAC